TCTCACGGGCTGACTGGCAAGCTCTTTGGGATCACTACTCTGGTGGTGAACCCGAACCTGAAGGAGACGGCAGTGACGTGAAGTCGTGTGATGACTCTCAAAAATCTGCTCTCTCTCTTTGGGCGCATCGTACTGTACGCCTATGGTATGCAATCAACGATGCAAAATGGACCCGTGAAGATGACGAAATTCGCCGTCACTCTGGAATCCGCTCCTACTTCTCAATTCGTGTCACCGGAAACTGTATTTATTACGAAGAACACAAGAACCCATCCGGTGACTTTCTCACAACTGTAATCAATTGCCTAGTGGTAACATTTTCCTTTCATCTCGCCAAAATCCACTGGGATATCGACAACGGTCTCTTCGTATGCGTTTTCGAAACACGCAACACCCAAGTTATTCTCACATTCGGAGACGACAATCTCCGCAGACCTCTTCAACGCGCCTTCAATCTCCAGGTTCTTACTTACTATGTAAAGAAACATGCTCAACTCACCCTGGTTGATTTTGACAAAACCGAACGCGCCCTCGAACGACACCACTGGTCTGAACTCCAATTCCTCAAACGCAATTTCCGTTTCGAAAAAGGTGTCGTCTTTGCCCCCCTCGACTCATCTATCATCTATGAAAGTCTCAACTATCGCTCCAAGTCTATGGACCCAATTACTGGAACTCTAGTCAACATGGGTGGCGCTCTACATGAAGCGATGCACCACGGAGAAAATTATTATAATAATCTCCGCCAGCAGTGCATCAGTGTCCTCCGAGAAATTCAAGTGGATTACACAAAATCCACCGCTTTCACCAAGCATTTAAATCTCAGCGACATGCTCTATAAATACCTTCATGTTAAGACCCACGCCCCCAAGATGACTGGACAAGTTGGTTACCGAGCCCAATCCGGAACAAACCCCGGACAAGGTGAGGAAACCACTTCCCACACAACTGAGGTCCAAGCCCTCACAGTCTTTCAAGATAATCCTACTACTGCTACGGAAGGTCGACGCACAATCGCTCCATTCATGAACGCGTCCAATCCCTACATCCCTGACTCTCTCAAATCTGTTTTAACCCGTGCCTATACTATTCCTATATCATGGACTTCCGCAAATGCTCAGGGTGCTGTTATCTACACAGCCGACCTTCCTAGCCTTCTCATTGACTCGTACACGAACAATTATACCAAGCTCTCTTGGTATCAATGGCTGCGGGCCGCAGTCAAAGCCAGTGCCAGAGTTAATGGAACTTCGTTCCACGGTGGAACAGTAATGATCGGCTGGATGCCACATTGGAATACTTCCTCTGGAACAAACCCGACAATCAACGTGTACGCTTTTTCTCAAATAGAACACGTACTAGTTTCTCCAAATACTAGTGAACCAGTCGAATTTATTATTCCCTATGTTGGACCTGACCAATATATCAATCTCGCCAATACCTACACAGGTGGCAAACTTGCCACTTTATGGATTATGGTCCTTCATCCTCTCATCCTAGCCAATTCAGCTACCATTCCCTCCGTGACGATATCGTTAACACTCAATTTCGTCGATCCAGAAGTGGCCGGCCCTACCAACTTTTCTGTCACTGACCAACCACGTACTTACTCAATCTACCCTTCTGGATTCCGCGCCCAATCAGGTTCCTTAGACAAGGAACAAGCCCAGGCATCAAAAGATGGCT